ACCCGATCGGCTGATCGGAATCCCGTGAAAACAGTGATCGCTTTCCGTGAAAACGCCGATCGCTTTGGCTGAAAACGGCGATCGCCTTCGCGTGAAAACGATGATCGATTTCGATGAAATTCCGCAAGATTATGATGAAGTTCTACATAGTGTTATCAATTGGGTTTGTGATAGGGTGGCTTACGGCCACCGTTGGTGAATGGTTGTATGGTGAATAAATCTCGCTAAATACGAAGCGTTGATAGAGTAGTGCAGGGAGACACAGGAACAGGGGAACAGATCAGCCTCGGCTGCCTCGGCTGTTGCTCGGCTGCACTCGCAACGCATTTCTAAAGTCAAGGGATGAACGGACTGCTGGTGTTACCTCCCAGCGCTCCGAACCCTTGACAAAACAGGGAACCCGGCCGCTGTCCAATCGAAAAGTAAGGGCAAATAGCCCGACGAGAGGACAAAGGCTTATGTTAAATGACCGAGAAAAAGACATGGTGTTGATAGCGTTAGCAGAGATGGTGAAGAGTTCGCATTATGAAAGTACGAAGAAAGAAGGCTGGAGAGTATATTTTAAGGTAAAGGAAGAGTTCGGCTTGATTGATGGTAGTAGTATACAGACTCACCAGAAGAAGAGAAGATGGATTAGGATAAAGTACGGTATATTGTTTGTGGTAACGTTGTTGGCATTGATAGTGCTAGGACACTTGAGGCAGTAGCCCACCGGGGCTATTTGCCCTTACCTTTTCCAATTGTAGCGTCCACCCTATTTTGTCAAGGGCCATCGCGCTCTATCGCCTCCCCTACTACGACCGCTAACCGATTGCGTAACACCAGGGAACAACCCTTTAAGGGATAACATGACAGTTGACTTTTAATGAAGCGTATTGCGAAGTTTGGACAGCTCTCGTGCTAAAGAAGGATTAAGGGTAAAATATGGTTGAGCAGGCCTACGCCCGACAACCTTAAAAAAAGCAAGGTAAACCTGGTTCCTCAGTCAGGTCTTGACGCTAACCGCGGCTTGAACAGTGTTCTGATCTCCGGCTTAAATGCTGGGGGGAATTGGAGTCTTTGGGATGAATGGCTGTTCCCTGATGGCAGTCGAAAGCACCCTAAAGGCAAGGTGACGGCCACCGCTTTCGTGAGCTGACGGGGAATATACCCGTCTATAAAAGTCTACTGCGCCTCTGGGTCTGCTCGCAGATAACAATTAACGAAATTAACAATGAGTATTTTAGATTGGGTAGTGGTGGTATGGATTACCGTGGCTACACTGTTCATGTTTGGCTATTGTATCCGTGAGTGGTCGAAAGAAAAACCGCCAGCGCGCGAGGGCGAGGCGGATGACAGCGATGTTGTAGATAAGGATTACTTGATATTTAAAACGCTTCAGGGTGGCACCACTGTTCAATATGCTAAAGAAAAGCCGCCAGTCACGAAGAGTGAGGCGGCAGAACGGTGTATTCATCACCGTGATTGTTGCGATAGGACGATTTGTCCGTTGTGTACTACAACGCAAGAATCTGCTCCCGCGTCATCTGCTCAGGATCATCCACGCCGGCCGGTAGTTCAGGACAGCGAAGCCAAAGGCGTTCCGCTATTCTGCCCAGACTGTTACCAGCCTCTTGATGTTTGTTCCGGTCCGGTAGGTAGACGATACCGCGCGCTACTTGCGCAAGGATGGAGATTTGTTCCTCCGATACCGACCACCCATACGCAGCAACAGCCGGAAACCCAATCGAAGCAAACTTCATCACGCAAAATGGCGATTCAACGAGGAAAACCCGTCGTAATGGTAGAGAACCAAAAGTACCGAGTTCCGCCGCGCCAAACAGGTAGCGACTCTTCTCAAGACCACGAGGAAACAGATACTTCGGATATTGTTGATCAGGTGTTCCAATCCATCGTCCCAGATAACCGAACAACTGGTTATCCAGACCTTTGACCGGAATCATCACCCGCCGATTAAACGCCGACTTCCGGCTGTTGTTCTCGTAATAAAACACGCCGTAGCGTTCCTGCATGGCCTTATCAACCCGATTGTCCAGCCATTCGCATGGCCGGGCGTATTTGCGGTATTTCGTCAGGTCGATTGGCTTGCCTGAAGGCTGGGAAACGCCAGAATTGCCATTCTCCGGGGCGATTGGGGCCGAGCTGGGGGAAATGGCAGTCAGTAGCTCAACAGCGGCCTGAAAGCCGATTTTCTTGAGCTGGATGGTGAAGTCGATTGCTCCCCGGCCCTTTTCTTCCTGACTGAAGCAATGAAACCGGCCGTCATCGTTATACCGAAAGCAATTCTTGTTGTTCTTTGATCCGTGAATCGGACATGGCCCGACCCAGTCGGTGCCGGACCTGCGGAACTCTTTGATGTCAATGCCGAGCGCGCCAGCTAAAGCAGGAAACGGTAATCGTCGTATTGCGTCGTATTTATCCACGACAAATCCCTCCTTGGGATTGCCTGTAGTCTGCCGTATCTGCATTATTACGTCAACAACAAGATACAGCTACTTGTTGCCTATTACTTGTGGGGTGATTTTTGCAGATTTATGTTGACTGCGGAAATCAGGTATGGGAGTATGGGCTCAGGACAAAGTTCCTTGGGCGGAGCCCACAAAAAGAGCCTCCGGTTTCGGCCGGGGGCTTTTTTGTTGCGAGTTGACAGATTCCAATTCTATAGGACAATGGAGTTGTATAGGGGTGCAGGAAGCAGGGATGGTAACCAAAACCTGCCAACTGATCTGGATGTAGGCCTATCAAGCCATGCATCGTCGTTCGAATCGACGCACCCCTACCATTTACATCAAAGCTTGTTCTCTATTGTTTTTCTCCAAACATCACCACGACGTACCTTCCCTTAATCCCTACGCCAATGTCCCGAAAGTGCTGCTGCAGGATATTCGCGCGATGGTCGGGGCTCTTCATCCAGGCCCACTCTTCACTCAGCGGTTCCGCGAAGTTCTCGGCCAGGTTTTCGCCGGCGGCTTGGTAGTCGTAGCCGGGATTGATGACGTACGTCCACACAGCGCCGCCATCAGGCGTAGTGTGGGCGAAGTAGCCGAATTTGGCTAGGTCATCGGCGTGGGCCTGCGCCGCGGCGTCGAGCTCAGCGCTTTCATGGAGCCTTGGGAGGCCGGCGCGGATGCGGTCGTTGTTGGTAAGGAGGATAATCCAAAATGCTGAAAAGGACATTAGCATTGTTTCGCCAGTAGGGCGGCGGCCGTTTGGGTTGGTTAATGGCGAATTTGACAGGGAGAGATTCGATGTTATTCTCAAATAGAGGGGTATGGGGTCTAAATAGCAGAGAGGCTGAAGGGCTGCGAAGCTCCGGCATTTTCTCTTTTATCGACCACCGCCCCTCTTTCAAGATTTGACACGTTGATAGTTCCCCTGTACACTTCACCTCACAAGCCCTAATCTCCAACGACCGTGGAAGTCAATTTCCTCCAATACTTCCAAATCCAGGCCGCTGCTAAGCAGAACATCCCTTTTCTGCTGTCTTTGGATTTGCTCTTGGCTAACGCAAGAATAGATAGGCAGGAATCGACAGACCGAAAGCGAGCAGAAGAGCGAAGCCGCCAATTTGAAAGCTCCGTTGAATGCGCGCATGCTGAGCTGACCAGTGGGAGTGCAGGGCAGAGCGCGGACGCAACGACCGGGCAGATTTAGAAGACATACCGCATTGCCTCCTTTTCCTTTTCGGCCTTTTCAGACCACACTACATCCGATAGGAAGTAATCGAACGCGTCGGATAGGCCTTCCTCGTCCTCCATACATTCAATAACGTAATCCGCAAACTTCACCCCATAGAACTCACATTCGCTGTCGAGATAATCCTGTTCCTTGAAATAGCCGTAGGCCATCTCGTAGGCTTTCTCTTGCAGCTCGTTAATGTAGCTCATATTGTCCCTTTCGAAGCAAAGGACGAGGAGTAAAGTACAGTAACGAAACTTTACATCACTCGCCCGTCCATTGCTTGTTACTGTTTACATATTAAGCATACAGGTAAGCCAAATATTCAACAAGACCGCGTAAACATTGACGTTTCTGCAAATCATTAAAAGTTATCCACAACCCAAATGCAATTTTTCAAACGTGTCATCGAACTGGTGCGCTTAACGTTTGCACGCTGGAAGCTACGCCGAGAAATCGACAAGCTGGAAGGTCTGCACCTCAAGGCCTACCTTGCCGCCGCGGCGAGCCGGGAGCGCTACGAGGAGTCGGGCCTCGCCTGGAACAAGAGCACTCTGGCGCGGATTTGGCACTTCCACCGTCGTAACGCCACGAGTATGGAAAAGGAGCTGAACGCGAAGCGCGGGTTGTTGAGGGCGATGACAGTTTAATTTTCGTTTCACGATGAACAAAGGCGGACGACCAACCAAATACAAGCCTGAATACGCTGCCGCCATCATCAAATGGTTCAGCGTTCCGAAGCATACCCAGTTTTTGAAGAAGGAAGTGACTATTGAGAGCACCGGCAGGCATGAGTGCGAATATCAGCTCGTCGCCGCGGATCTGCCTACCTTCGAAGGGTTCGCCCGCGACATCGCGGTGAACGGCGACACCATCGTGGAATGGTCCAAGGCTGAGAACGAGAACGGAGAGCTTAAATACCCGGAGTTTTCCGCCGCCTATAAAGTGGCAAAGGATTTACAGCGCGAATTCCTGATTGACAACGGCCTGAAAGGCCTCTACCCTCCGGCCGCCTTCATCTTCACCGCCAAGAACATCACCGACATGCGCGACGTGCAGGAAACGAAGAACGAAACGGACGTGCGCGTCACCGGCCTTGAGAAATTAAGCGACGAACAATTGGATGCAGTCATTAAGAAGCTCCAAAATCCAACTGGCGCGGGCGCTCTACGAGAAGGCGCGGCGAGTGGCGGCCAATCCGCTGAAGTACGCCAACCAGCACCTTAAACAAATCGAAGCCAGCCGATGCCGCAAGGCTATTCGGGCATTGTTTTGGGGCAACCGTGTCGGTAAGACCGAATGGGGCGCGCAGGAAGTTGTCAGAGTAGCCCTCGGCGAGCACGGTTGGATTCAGCCAGGCGAAATCTGGAGTTTCTGCCCATCGTTCGATGAACAGAAAGACACCACGCAGAAGAAATTGTTGTCGTACTTGCCTGAATCCCGAATCGTTGACCGTGTTTGGCTCCGCAAAGGAATCCTGAAGGAACTGACCATTGACGCCGGCAACGGCCGGACTTCGAAAATCACGTTCAAGAGCTATGAGCAGGGCCGCGAGAAGGCGCAGGGCGCCGGCAAGACGCTGATCTGGTTTGACGAGGAACCGCCAAAGGACATCTGGGAAGAGTCATTCGTCCGCGTTGAGGCCGGCATCAAGCTCTACATCATCATCACCATGACGGCCATCAAGGGGATGACGTGGGTTTACAACGAAATCTACCTGAATACCAGCAATCCTGACATTTTCGTTAGCGAGGCAGGCTGGGACGACAACCCGTGGTTGACTGAGGAGCAGAAGCAACAGATGGCGCGCGGGCTGTCAGCTCAGACATTGAAAGTACGACGCGAAGGAAAGTTCGTTAAACAAGTTGGCCTGGTCTGTCCGTGGTTTTCCCGCAGTGTTCACGTTGTGGACATCAAGGAACTGCCGCCGGGCGATACGCTGTTTGCTCTGGACTTCGGTTTCTCTGCGCCAGCGGCCGGGCTGTACGTCCGTATTGACCGCGAAATGAATTGGTGGGTGTTCGATGGCTTTTACCGCCGTGGCCTGACCAATCCTGACATTCAGGCGCTGATCCGCCTCAAGGAAGCCGGCATGGGCAGAGTTCGCCGCATCGGCGATAGCGCCCAGGCCAGCGACATCAAGCAGCTCAATGACGCCAAAATCGCCATGGAGGGTGTAGAGAAGGCCACCGGCACGAACAAAGAGAATTGGGACGAATGGCGCGCGGGGCTGTTGGAACAGCAGGGCAGGATTCAGGAAGGCACCGGCAAGCCGAAGCTGTTCATTTCCAGCCAGCTTGTAGACATAGACGATGACCCCGCTAGCAAGACGTTTGGCCAACCATTCGCATTCCTGGTCAGGGAGATTGAGAACTTACGCTGGGAAGAGGTCAAGACGGATCTGGGCTTGGAGCAGAAGCCGATTTGGGGCAAACAGGCAAAACACGCTATCGACGCCCTGAGCTACATCGCCGCCAGTATTCAGAAGCCAGTCAGACGAGCGCAAACCGCCCAATCCGGCGGCATTCCAAAGCATTATCCAAATCTAGGCATATGAAGTACCCGCGTCCGTTTGTTCGATACGTGATGAGCTTGGTCAAATATCTACAATCCGAGTTCTACCTTCGGGAATGGGACATCGACGTTCGCTTTATGCCGTCGCCAAAGGACAAGAACGGAGATGTTGCCGCCGCCATCAAGACTGACCACACGTATTTCAATGCCACGGTTTACGTTTATCCTCGATTGCTCGAATGGTGGAAAGACCCAGCGTCACGCGGCACAGTCAAGGAAGCTATCGTTCACGAATTCTGCCACATCCTCACTGATCCGTTGTACAAGATAGCTATTGACGCCGTGAGCAACAGTGGCGCGGAATTTCTTGAAACCATCCGTGAGCAGCAAACCCAACACATCAGCAACATCATCAAGGACTACATTCCCAACAAGATTAAGCCCGCCCACCTCGGCAAATGAAACCCGTCGATTACTCGACAATTCCATACGACGACAATGAGCGCAACGCGTTCGTTTTTCGCCAGCGCCGGCACGTCGAGTGGACCGACAACAACGAGCTGTACCGCAATAAGGTTATCGTCAATCGCCTGACCCAGCGCCAGGCCGTCAACATCCCGTTGATGAAAAAAACCCTCAGGACGATTCTTGCGAACACGGACGAGTTCCCTGATAACTATTACGAGGAAAAGGGCAACGACAAGCAACAGGAAATCGACATGAATGAGTACTGGAAAGACTACGTCGTCAAGGACAAGCTTGAAACCAAGGATATCGTCGATAAAAAGCAGGAATATTTGTACGGCCGCACGTGGCGAAAGCTAAATATCATCAACCGCCGCGTCACCTGTGAGGTCAAAGAGGTATTTGACATGCTCGTGGACCGCTACGTTGATCCTACCGACCTGGAGACTGCCCACTACATCATCGAGAGCGGCATTTACCAATCTCTGGATGAATTGGCGGCCAATCCTCTTGTGGACCAGGACGTTTTGAAGCGCCTGCAAATGTACTACGCCACCAGCCAAGGCCTGATTAAGGCCGAGGAAATCACGAAAACCATGGCCGCGAAAACCCAGCGCCTAATCGACATGGGCGTTCCCGATGCGTTGATGCCGGTCTTGGGCCAGACCATGGTTGAGCTCAAAGTCCACTACGTGAAGATCTACGACGAAGAGGACAAATGCGACCACATCCACGTAATTCTGCGCAGCGTGGGTGCCGAAGGCGGTTCACCAGGTGGTGAAATCTCCAATGGCTCTGAAGTTCTCTTCGGAAAACCGCTTATGGAAGTGTTGGGTGTTGACTTCTACCCGTTCGTCACATGGGCTGACGACCCCGAGCGCAACGACTTCTACAGCGATGGCGTTGCGGATATTGTTCGGGTGCCGAATCAGGTGCTCAATGTGTGGTTCTCCCAGCTCGTGGAAAACCGGACCTTGCGCAACTTCGGTATGCACTTCTTTGATGCCACGGCAAATGAGAACTGGTCGCCGCAAGGCTGGGTGCCGGAACCGTGGGGCTTCTATCCGCTACCCGGCAAGCCGGCCGACGTGCTCCAGTCCGTAGAGATCCCCGACCTGGAAAGCTCCCTCAATGAAATGAACTTTGTGAATCAGCTCGTGGAGGGTGCTACTGCCGCCACGGCGGTCAAGCAGGGCCAATCAGACGAAGGCGAACAGACCCTTGGCGAAGTTCAGCTCACCATCGCCGCGGCCAATGAGCGGATTTCTGGCATTTCAAAGTTCTACATGCTCGCCCAAAAAGAGTTCGGCTGGAAGTGGGCGCAAATCGTCAATGCCAACGCCGACAAGCTGGAAGACGTGACGCTCTACAAGAAGGGCTTTCGAGGGAACATGTTCAAAAAGCGCCTCAAGGTATCGAGCCTTAAGAGTGAGCACGGCTATGACTGCCGCGTCGTGTCTACTGCTGAGCGCGAACAAGACAACTTGAAGTCTGTGCAGAAACTCCAGGCCGTCGCCGCGCAATTCCAAGGCAACCAGGCAATGCAGCGGATCTACCAGGAAAAGTTACTCGACTTCGCTGACCTTACACCAGATCAGAAGACGCAAGTGCTTGACGCCGAGAAGCAGAAGCAGCAGGCTGCAGCCCTCACGACGCCGGCCGGAGCTGCCCCGCAAGGTGCCCCAACGCCGACACCAGCACCAGCGCCCCAGGCTCAACCACAATTAACCGCCGCATAAAATGGCCGATTCTCTACTTGAAAAGTTGAATCTGAAGTTTGAAGATCTCAATGCCGCTGAACGCGAGACGTACATGCAGTGGCACCAGTCATTGGCGAATAACACGCTGACTGTTGGCTCTGTCCGCGACTACATCCAGCAGATGAAGGACGCAGTTGAAGCCGAACTCGTCGGTTTCACAGAGCCGAAGAGTTTTTGGGACTTCCTTTTTAGAGGAAAGAAGCGCATTTATTTGACGGCGCGACTCAGAAACTATATGCTACTTATATCTTTTCTTACTGGTCCAGAGAAGGCGAAAGCAGCTCTGGAAAGATCTCTCTCTAACATCAAACCTAAGCATTAACCTCTCGCAACATGCCCAAGAAACATCCGGGCTTTAAGAGCGTAGCTCGCTCCATCGCCCGCAGGCAAGGTGTCAGCACGAAGACTGCCGCCAAGGAATTGGCCAGCCGCACGCGCAAAGCCTCTGCCAGCGCTAAAAAGCGCAACCCGCGCTTAAAGCGTGTCAAATAAGCCAGCGTTCCATCATTAAACAATTTCCATTTTTATGGATCAACACTATCACGACAAAGTTGAGCAGCTTCGCAAGAAGCATCCAAGCAGCATCACCGAGCACGACCGCGCCGAGATCCGCGCCCTTCGCGCCTACTTCCACCCGCACGAGCTTGCCTCGTTCGGAATTAAGGAAGAAGCCGCGCCGGAAGCCAGCGATGAAGCGCCCGTGAGCACACCGGAAGTACCTAAGCCCGCTAAACGCTCGAAAGCCAAGGCAAAAGCCGCCGACGAAGCGCCGGAGTTAGAGCCAGAAGTCTAGTTTTACCTTAAACAGCCCAACCCCTCTTTAGGGACGGCTATCGAAGGACAGTTTTATGCCAGATATCATCCCAACCCCGCAAGACGGGACGGAAGAACAGGACCCGGTCATTCCTCAAGCTGACCCAGCGCCGGCCGCTGCCCCTGAGCCGGAAATCCCGCAGGAGCCAAATCCACAACCTGAGCCAACACCTCAGCCGGAACCGGCCCCCGCACCCGCACCGCAGCCGTTGCCAGACGTTAATGAACGCTACCGGCAATCGAGCAGCGAAGCGATGATCCTCAACGGCAAGAATAAGACCCTAGAGGACACTCTTAACAAGTTAACCAGCGAAGACACACCCACCGAAGCAGAACTTCTCGCCGAGTACCCGGAATTCAAGCAGTACAACGCCACCACCCAAAAGCTGATGCGCGATACTCTTGAGACGAAGAAGCGACAGCGGCGCATCGACCTTAGCCTCATTCAGGACAGGGCCGAACGCCAACTGGAACATGACCTGAGAACGGTCACGAGCCAGGAAAAGTATTCCTCACTCCGTACCGACGACAAGTTTAAAGATTTCGTTTTGAAACCCCAGCATAAGGGCGTCGATATCCAGACGCTCGCTGACGCATACCTTGTAAGGACCGGCAAGATTCAGCCTGACGGCGGATCTACGCCGCCACCGGCTCCAGCTCCCGCCGCTCCGTCATCTGGTATTCCCAGAGGCAGCGGAGGCCCGAGGACGACCAAGCCAAAGAAGCTGACTATTGAAGAAGCCAGCGTTCTGCGGCAGACCAACTACAAGGAGTATATGCGCCAGCTCAGGGCTGGCAACATCGAAGAAGAAGTCTAGCTTCGTTTCCGTGTGTTACCGCTCCCCAGATAACACACTATGCCATCCTCATACGGTACTAAACTTGCGGAGGCTTTCTCGCAGAAGCTTGTCAAAGCTATCTACGAATTCTCTCCGATTGAAGAGGTGGTCAACCGTGATTACGAAGGCGAAATTGACGCTGTCGGCTCCAAGCTGAACATGCTGAACTTTGCCCGTCTCTCGGAAAAGACCTACACCGGCGCTAACCTCTCCGCCGACGACCTGACTGAAGTTAACAGCCAGCTCGTAGTTGACCAGTTCAAATCGTTCTACTGGCGTGAAAAGACTCTGAACAAGTGGCAGTCCTACATCAAGGAACCGAAAGGTACAGTCCTTGAGCAGACCGCCAACGAACGCAAGAAGAACATCTTGACCTTCTTGCTTGGTAAGTACACCAAGGCCGCCGCTGGCTCTTGGTACGGCACCAACTACACCACTGGCACCGTTGCCGTGGACGCTTCCGGTAATGTTACCGGCTCCGGCACCACGTTCACCGCGGCCATGGTCGGCTGCCCGTTCCAAGCCACTGGCCAGGCTATCACCCAAAGCGGCACCAACTTCACCGGCTCGCAAGGTGGTTGGTATCGCGTTGCTACGTTCACCGATAGCACCCACATCACCATTGTTAACGACACTGATGATGACGCCGCTTCCAACACGTACACTGGCCCGGTCATCGGTTCCGGCGCTACGTACACCATCCAGGCTGCCTCTGTGTTGACCATCGACAACAACACCACGCACTTCCTTGATATGGCTACCCAGCTCAAGGAATACTTGGACAACAACGAAGTCCCGGATGAAGACCGCTACTTGTTCATCCCTCCGGCGGGCATGACCCGTTTGTTGAAGGACCCGAACATCAAGTTGAATGTTCCGGCCGCGTACGAATCCTTGATTGTCAAAGGCTTCGTAACGGAATTGGAAGGCTTCAAGGTCTTTAAGACCAATCGCCTCACCGGTAACAACACTAGCGGCTTCTACGTCTTGGCTGGCCAACGCAACTTCTTAACCTTCGCTGACAAGGCTTTGAATGTCGGCATGGAAGAAGATCTGATTGGTAACTTCGGTTCTGCGTACAAGGACTTGTTCGTTTACGGCGCGAAAGTGCCGGATGAACGCCGCAAGTTCGGCGCGGTTGCCTACGTCAAGTTCGCCTAATGTTCATAACCCCGGCTCGCCCTTCAGTGGGCCGGGGTTTTTCCCGTAACCATTAAATATCTTTGCTTCTATGGCCCGCACTAAATCTATCAAGTTCCCGAACAGTCAGGACGAATTGTCCGGTCTGTTCGACAAGCTCCAGCGCTCCACTTTACAGCAAGTTCTGAAAGTCGGTACGCTCGCTATCCACGGCTCAGCCTCAGCGGTTGTCAAGGAAACCAACGCCGTCTATTACCAAATCGACGGTAGTGTTTACAAGCTCGCGGCTGGCGACTTGGCTGCCCTTTCCGGCACCGTGGTCAACGGCACCTTCAATGCGTTCATGTTTACCGTGAACTCTTCCGGCACCACGAAATCCTACATGGGTACCGCCGCTTCCACTCTTGCTGGCGTGGTCTTCCCGACCGCTCCGGACGGTGAAGTAGTCCTCGGATTCGTCATCATCAACCCGACCGGCACCGGCAACTTCGTCGGCGGTACGACCGCTTTGGACGACGCTACCGTTGTTCCGAACGCCGTGTACATCGACAACTGGCGAGTTCTTCCCGCAGTACGCCACTCTGTAATTCCCAAACTCTGGGCTCTCCCCAGAGTTCAGGGCTTGAGAATTAAATCTCTATCCATGAAAGCGGTCATTATCAGCGCCGAGAAGCAGATGCTTCCCCGCTACAGCGCAGCCACCAATCAAGATGAACCCACCCTCATGGTGGTCACAATGGTCGAATTCCGGCTTGATGATGGAACGCCCTATCACACCCAAACGTACGCCCGGCTCCCGGAAGAACTAGGCGAAGATCCCAAAGCTTATTTCCAGGCCCAGGCCGACGCGATGCAGGCAGACATCGAGCACGGCAAAGTACAATCTGCCGTCGATGCCAGTTCCAAACTGGCCGACGACAAAATTAATCAGCTTATGCAATGAAATTCTTCTCTCGCCACGAGAACATCAACACTCGTGAGGTCACGACGGAAATCCGTCTTGCGCATTGCTCCAAATGCGCTTACGCCGCGGATAACGGTCTAATTGGCACTGCCGAGGATTGCCCCTTGCGTGGCACGTTTCATGGTGAGCGCAAGCCGCTATTAAATCGGCTCTTTGGATTCTCGCCGGTCTTCGTACTGCGTTCCCACAACCTGATTACGAACGTCGGTCATGCAGCCGCGAACGGCCGCATGAGCAACCAGGGCAGCTACAGCCCGTTTGTCAACTTGGCAATCGGCATCGGCACCAATGCTGCGTCCGCAAGTGATACGGCCCTCCAAAGTGAAATCAGCACGAACGGCGGCGCGCGAGGCGCGGCAACGGCGACCCAGGTGACGACGACCGTCACCAACGACACCACCCAGCTCGTAAAGACCTGGAATTTTACCGGCAGCTTCGCCGTTACCGAAGAAGGCATTTTGGATAATGCCAGCAGCGGCGGCAATCTTCTCGCTCGCCAGGTCTTCTCTCCGGTCAGCGTCGCAAACGGTGATGCTCTCCAGGTCACCCACAAGTATCAAACCTAATCCTTAATCTCTTACAACAATGGCACGCTATTTAATTGCTAATGGCCCGATGCAGACAACTGGCTCGTTTGCCAAGGTCACAACCGGCAGCGGGGCAGTAAAGACCATGCTTCAAGTGAAGCCTGGTTCAACCAACGTCGCCAAAATCGTTGAATGGGGTATTTCATTCGACGGCAGCGCCGCAGCGACCCCAATCCAGGCAGAACTCATCGAAACCGACGTTGCGGCTACCGTCACTGCCTCCGTTGCCAACGACATTACGAAATATGATGCTGACGCATTGAGCGGTGGCGACCCCACTACCTCCCTCATTTCGGTAGGTACATCGGCAACCGGCTACACAGCCACTGTCGAGGGTACCCCTACAGCCGTACGCAACCTCGATGGCCCCCAGCTCATCGCCCCGACCAACCAATACGTCAAACAGTTCCCGTTAGGTGAGCGCCCGGTAATTCAATCGGGCAAGTTCGGCCGAATTCGCGTGAACGCGCCAGCCGGCGTTAACTGCTACTGCTACATGATTATTGAGATCTAATTGCTGACGCTTTCAGGCCCCGACAACATCGGGGTTTGGATAGCTTAAATAAACCATTATGCCTACAATCCGTGAAAGCGATGCCTCTGGTTACGTGCAAAATGATTGGGCTTATTGTGGCCAAACAGAATGGCGTGCACAGACCTTTACGGCTTCTGGTAATTACAGTCTTGGTTCAGTGGATGTATCCATACTCTTGCTGAGCGGTGTCAGTGGCAATGTAACTGTATATCTTTACGCCGCTTCCGGCAACCTGCCCACTGGTGGCGTATTGGCAACTTCCAACAGCGTGCCCTATTCTAGTTGGAACACATCAAATTATTCGGTTGTCAATATTACGTTTCCCACTCCCTATAGCTTAGTGTCAGGTACACAATATGCGTTGGTTTATAGGGCTGACCAGGCGTACACAAATTTGCGGATAAGCTTGGACAGTAGTAATCCTTACGCCAATGGCCAGGCTAGTTATAGTTCCAATAGTGGAAGCTCTTGGACAGCTTACACTGGCGAAGATTTTTACTTTCAAATTTACGACAACTCAGGTGCGACGTTCTTGGCTACAGCGCCACTGATAGTCAAACAAGCAGTCAACCGAGCAGCTACCTATTAATCCTCTTGTTCTATGGCCCGATTCGGCCGAACCCAACCACATTCTCCCATTTACGGCAAACCTCCGGGCTTTCCGCCTCGGAATTTGACGGCAACCTTTACTGAGACCACCATACCCGTGGAGTCGTTCTCAAAGCAACTTCAGAGAACAATGACGGAAACATTCTCTATTACCGAAGTGTTCCAGACCGTCCGACCCAAATTCGTCAGTTTGACCGAGGCCAGCATTAGCATTGTTGAAACGCTATTTCGCCAGACATCAAAGGCTCTGACAGACACGTTTACGTTATCCGAAGCTATTACTACCCTGAGAACGAGAATGACTAGCTTTGTTGAAACGTTCTCCCTAACCGAAACATTCACGCGCCTCATCGCGAAAGCTTTCACGGAAACTATCCAAATCCAAGAATTCTTCAAGCGCTACCTCAACGGCATCCTCGTGATGTTCACGGATAAGTATAAAAGGCAAAACACCAGCTACTCCGACAAGAACAGCGCACGGGGTACTTCGTACTCAGATAAATATCATCACCTTCCATGATTTCAGTCGAGCCAATCCAAAACTTCAACGGCTTCGGCATCGGTGCCCAGCAAGGCGAGTATTATTACTCGCAGGGCATGAACCGGACGCAGTTTGGTTTGACTCCGAACTGGCTTGCAATAGATGAAGTCACGGCCGGCAGCGGCGGCGGCCAGATTGTAGGTCTTGGCCTTATCAATTGGTTTAGCGCCACGCTGAACACGGTTTTTGGCCACGACGCAAACGGTATCGTTTACAGCGCGCCTACAAGCAATCTAGCGTGGGCCAATAGCTACACGCCATTCCACCAATCCCACGGCAACGGCCTCATTGTTGATCAGACCGGCCGCGTACTTTGCGCTGGCGACCGCTATCTCTCGAAATGGGACGGCTCGACGGCCATTGTCAACACCGGCAACGTGACGGCGAATAATGGTAACGCCAACATCACCGGTAGTGGGACCACCTTCACGGCTGGAATGGTAGGCAAGCAAATTGCCATCTCTGGTACTCTCTACACCATCTCCGGCTTCACTGACGCAACCCATATCGCCCTTGGCAGCAACTTCAGCGGCACGTCCGGCACATATCCCTACACCATCTACATGGGCTCGACGGAACAGTGGAAAGACTTCGGGTCTACCTCCACCACGACCGGCCTACGCCAGATGGTGCTGTACCAGGATTGGGTTGTCATCACGAACCTCAACAACCTGGCCCTGCTGAACGTGAATGATGACAGCTTCCAAAGCACGGCGCTCCCACTTCCGAGCGGCTACAACGCCGTATCGGTCGCGGCCGGCAATAATGGCCTGCTTGTCGGCGTCAACGTCAACGCCCGAGGCGCAATCTTCCTCTGGGATGCGGTATCTAATGGCTCCATCAGCGAGTGGATCTGGTTCAACGCCAATATCCAAGCCATCGTGCCAACGAATGAAGGCTATCTCGGATACTACGTCATAACCAGCCGTGGCATCTATCTCACGAACGGCTACATCGTTGTTCCCCTGTATGAGTTGATGCCAGATGACCGCGTCAACTTCAGCCGTATCGTTGGCAGCCTGACGCCGAATAGCGTCAGTCTTGTCGGAAATTATCTGTTTTTCTTCGGCGGCACAGGCTTCAATCGCCAGCGCCAAGGCATATACATTTTCAACGTCCAGACCAAGCTCTTTGAATTTTGCCCAGTATTGCGGATTCTCCTCGATTCCGATCACTGATTCTCATCTGAAACCGATCGTCATTCTCATCTGAATCCGATCAGCGTTCTCACGCGAAACCGATCAGCATTCTCCTGGCAAAGCGATCACTTTTCCC